AGTGTTTTGATTATTGTTAAGCAATTTGTGAGCATTCGAATAGAATGTATGAATTATTCAGGAAGGAAACTGTACATAAAAATACTTTTTTTCATTATTTCTATGAATTCATAAAGTTGATTTTAGAAAAATTACTAAGTTTTTTAATTAAAACCTGATCTACTATACCTGACCCAGCTCCAAAAATGGCAGAACGTTCTCCTTTTTCAATTGATATAATATTATTATCGTTTAAATAAGTAAGACTTTCTTGAAATAAAAGAAGTTTGGTTTGATTTAAATATACTTGATATTCACCCTTATCTGGCCCATCACAAATAAAATCTTTTACTTCAGGAAATTGATTAATAAATTCTAAAAGTAATTTAGTTGCCTTTTCTTTGAACCCATACTCTTCCTCAAAGTTTTTAATTTTACTTAAAAAATCACTCATATCTCCACCAGATATCAAATTACTATCTGCTTCAACTATGGTACCTATAGTTTTAAACAACACCCTTAGTTCATCTTCTCTATTAATTGTGATACCTTGTAACATTGAAATTGGTGGCTTAAGTTGCTTTAATTCTAAGTCAGTATGGCAAACAGGAATAACTTTAACACCTTTTGACCATCCCGCACCTATCTCAAAGTTAACCCATGATCTGTTGATTGATTCTTTGCTACATAAGGCTATCATTAATTCTGATTCCCGTAACGCCTTTTTTATTGTCTCTAGCCACTCTTGACCAGCTTCAATGCTTTCACCGTCAGAAGAAACAAAAATATCTACCATACCCGAGGTACGTTTTAAAATCTCATCTTTTAATATTTTGGCTAAGCTCGATTCTTCACTTATGTGACTAATAAATATTCTTTTTTTCATATACTTTCCACCCTTCAATCAAAAGAATATATCTTAAGATGAATAGTGTCAATTTTCTTAAATAATGTTGACTATCTAAACATTAGTAATAAAAAGCCACGCTATCCATTACGGATAACGTGGCTTTTTTTGTAGAGAACGATTTATTATATCACATTAATATTTTAGCACCTGTCCTGCATAAATCAGATTGGTATTAACAATCCCATTTTTGTTCTTCAGATATGCTACACTAACGCCTAAATGACTTGCAATGCCGCTCAAAGTATCACCAGACTTGATAACGTATTGCTTAGTAGTCGGTGCACTAGCTGCACCTGTACCTAGCTTAGCGACATCCCCGTCATTGATCCAACCGAAGCCGTTATCAATCAGATACACAGACCGACCACTTATCTTGAGCTGCTTGGTAATCTTGCCAGAATTTTTTGTTAATTGACTTGCTGGTGTATATCCATTTTTAGCATTGGCAGTTGATGCTTGTGTACTTGATAAAAACACGCCACCAAATGTAACGACTGTACCTACCGCGTATTTAAAGCTTGGTGTGCTAGACGTTGGCGTAGGTGCTGGAGCTGGTTTACTAGGTGCAGTTGATTTATTACCAGCGTACGCACGCCAAGCTTTAGCATCCCCAAAGAAAATGTTTAAATCAAGATTACCACCCCAGCCTGGCAACCGTCCGCTTGAGGTGTATTGGTGCATAGCTACGTTTGGAAATCCTCGACCAGCCGGTGTATTAGGCACGTTATACCCTTGTGGTTGATTCGCTCCATAATTAGCTAGCCACAAAGCATAATCCGCTTTAGCAATTGGACTAAAATCCGCTGAATTTAATACGGCGCTATACGTGTAAAACATTGGTTTAATACCTGTCTTTTGATAGACATAGTCTAACCAACGTTTAGCCCAAGCAACATCTAACTTGTTATCTGATTCCCAGTCCAAAATCATGACAGCCTCACCAATATAACCTTTAATGTTGTCTAAGAAAAATTGCGCTTCCTGTTCTGCGCTCCCTTGAAAGCCAATCTCGTGTGCATAGTGATATACACCTAGTAGCTTACCTGCTTTTTTAGCAGCTTGGTAAAATCCGTCGCAGTAAGGATTAACGTACCCTGTTCCACCTGTAGCCTTAATGATGACAATATCAGCAGGAATCATACCTGCGTTTAGACCTGCTTGGTGGCTTGCAATATCAATACCGTTTAACATATTACTTTTCCTCCCCATCATACTTTCCAGCGACATAATTAAGCGCCACACCGCCAAACGTAGCAAGCAGCGCAATTGTCCCTGTAATTAGCGCCGTATCGAATTTGTACAGAGTTCCAAGCCCTTGAATCAATGTGATTGCAGCAGGTACTACCATTAGTAACGCTTGTTTCGCTTTGTCGTACTGATTGTTTGTTAATTTCATGTTATTTCCCTCCAAAATATTTTAATAATTCCATCAAAAACGCTAAGACTGCTCCTGCACTTGCCCCAATGCCGAGTATCAATTTCCATGCGTTGCTTTTATCTAACATTTTCAATTCGTATTTATGATCTTCTGACTTTTCGTTACGCTTCAAAACCGCTTGCAAAATCTGCGCATTCTGCTCTGATTGCCTCGTATTCTGTTCACGCAAAAACCGATTCGATTCATCAACTCTCGTCAATCCCTCGTTCATACTCTTCTGCATTTCGAGCGTTACGTCATTAAGCCTTGCTAATTCTCTATCGTGTTGCCTTAATTTGTCCTCGTGTTGTCTGACTTGTGATTCTAACTCCACATACCCTCACCCCAATAATTTAATAAATAGCCAAAATAAGCTTCCCCACATTAGCGGGCAAGCGACTATTAGGTATAATCTCCACATTTTTACCATCCTTTGTTATTTTTACAAGCAAAAAGTGCGCTCAATCGAGTACGCTAAAATTTTAACTTTCGTACAAAATTTCCACATCGATTTTTTGCGCGTTGTACGTACTAGATCCGCTCACCACCAGATAAACAACGCTGTTTGCAGGTATTTTGTTTTGGTTTAACGTTACTTTTGACCTAGTGAGAGTTGGTTGTCCATTTCCTACGCCGCCCACACCAATCACAGTCTCTGAGCTGGCAGATACGTATTTAAAAGTAAACGTAGCAGCTCCATCCCTGCCTGTACCATCAGGTGCATACAAATTGATACCAATAATTTTAATAGGAGTTAGCGACTCCATAATTGCATACGTATTGCTCTCTTTTTGTGTAATCTTGCTAAGTAATACACGCTTTTTTTGACTGATAAATGTTTGTGATTGCGATAAAATGTTTTTGTCGTACTGTACACTCATCTCATTGTCTGCTATGAGCGTACTGTAATCATATTGTTTTATTAACGAAGCAAAATTAGTGTTATTTCTCTCTCTTGTGTTTATGCAATTTAATCTCGCTCCATTGTACAACCCCAAAACACTCATAGTTGCATTTGTTGAGTTATGTCGCCAAACTGAGCAACTAGTCATTGTGATAAAGCTGGTACCTGTAAATTTAATGGTCTCGACATCGGCTACGGTGGCATGCTCGAAATTGCAAGAGGTCATTGTAATACAGCTATTAAGCGCTGTTTCGATCAGTCTTGCTGGTAGAGCGTTATCTCCAATAAGTCCCCCAAAATTACAAGAAATAAGAGAACCGTAAAAATCAGCTAAAAACAAGCCTAAAATCCTAGCTTGATTGCTATAAACGTTGTCAAAAACGTTATTGATATTGTTTTGTCCGCTGACGTATATACTGTAATTACAATTATTGTATCTCACATTTTTTTGGTTTGAGTACCAGTACAAGTCGTCGCTTTTAAATCCATACTCAAAATTTTCTATGGTAAGATTTTCCATGTTAAATGCACGCGTATCGTTTGGTGCATAAAATGCCGTCATATTATTATCTGCTGTTGTTATTTTTAAACTTTTGACTGTTATACGATTGGTAGTAGCAGCTACCTCAAAGCCACCGTCGCCCGAAAAAGTAATTTCAGATTGATCACCAACACCCGAAATTGTATCGAGCGAGTTTAAAATTATCTTTTTTGTGACGAGGTATGTGCCTGTCGGGATAAAAACAGCTAAATTATTACTGCGTGCATGTGTGATAGCGTTGATAATAGCTTCACTATCATCTTTCACACCATCGCCTTTCGCTCCAAACCATTTTGCATTGATGCCACGTTCTGCGTTTTCATTGTAAATTCGTTGCATAAAAGATACATCATTTTCAAAATTTCTAAACTCACTATTTTTACCAATTTGTTCGTCTAATCTTTTAGATAGCGTCTCATACGAGTCTGCGTCAAATGGCTTTCTTGCATCAATAACTTCAGCATCTTTCATCTCACCAGCTACTATATTGTCTAATCGTCCATCAGTATTCTTTGCAATATCTTTTGCGTCAGTTGAGATTTGTTGTGATTGATTTGCCACATTTTTTGCGGTTAAGCTATTTTGTTCCGCCCTCAACGCTGGATCAATCGCAAACTTGTTAATCTTCTCACGCCCCGCATTCAACACGTCGCTCTCGCTGATATGTTCGATTTTATCTGCCAATTTCATCACTCCTCAACTGATTCATCTTTAATATAGATTACCTCAATATCAATCACATCGGCAAATCTTACATACGTATTCTCGCCAATCATTGCCCCTGGCACAGCATTTCCATTGGCTCCTGCCTTTGTACCAGTCAGATAATCGTAATAATCCGATCGCAAGTCAAAATTGTCGTCAACTTCCACAGTTTTGACGGTATTTTGTATGGTTCCATCGACAACTCCTTGTGTTGTAATTCGTACTTGTTTCATTGTCATCGTCTACCTTTCTTTACTTTTTTAGTGACTGTTTTTGGTGTATATAGGCAGAATTCAATTAAAGAAATATCGTCTTTTCGAACAGTGCATGTATCAACAATCGTTACATACTCTTGCGTACTCTTTAAAATGGTATCTTTTTTTAAATTGTATTCAGAAAGTCCGTTGACCCCGACCTGCACATTGATTCCGTTTCTCAGTAAAACCTGTAAAAATCCTTGCTTGTTTTCTTCCACTAAAATTCTCCTCCTAATTGCGACTGAATAAAAACGCGTAAGATCAGTTGTACTTCGATGCGTGCGAGATCGTTTGGTGTAATTTTAAGCGTGTGACGACCTCTTGTTGCTTTGCCATCTTCATCTTTTGTCAAATACGGTACAATATTAAAGCGTTCGAAACTCGTGCTATCAATTGGTACAGTATTGCCATCAACTTCGATTTTTAACTTGCTTGGCAAGTTTGCATACTCAAAAATACCGTAAATGATCTCATGCGTGTGACCTGGTATGGTTATGCTGACTTGATGCGTATGTGCTGGAATATTGATACTTACGTTGTGAGTATGCGCTGGAATATTGATACTTACATTGTGTGAGTGCGCTGGCACGCTAACGGTATGTGTGTGGTTATCCGCTGCTTCTGCGGTGTACAAATCTCCACTTTGCGACGATCCACCAACATATATTGGTAAATTGCGGTTAAACCCCATAAAAACATTCGCAGTATTATCCAATCCCCAATCGTAGTTAATTACTCCCTCAAAAGTAAACATCTTATGTCTGTGACTCCCGTTTGCGCTACTGGTCTGCGTACTGGATCCCCCCGCTGAACTTGTTGCACTTTGAACGCTGGCACCACCTGCCGAACTTGTCGCACTCTGGACACTTGCGCCACCAGCTGAACTTGTTGAACTTGAGACAGTTTGCGGGCTACTTGTGTTACCTTTGCTCGTTGCTCGGAAATGGCTTGTATCGACTGTTAGTTCGCACGCATTCACATGGCGGACATCATCATCAACAAAAAATTTATATTCAACAGGTATAGCACTATCAGCTTCTCTATCAAATGTATAAACAAAAATATTTGTAGCGCCTTGGGAATATAACTCGTTAATTTCGATTTTTCGTTCCGTATCTGCTTGGGTCGTACCTAAATCGCTTGGCACATAGCCAATAGCTAATGAAACATCGCCAGGATTTTCAAACATATCGGATTTCGATTCTTTTAAAATTCGTAAATCAATAGTTCCAAATTTATTTGTTTTGACTCTAACGACTTTTCCTTCACGTAATTCTGCTATTTTGGGAATTTTCATTCTTGGATTCTTCGCAATTGCTTTAATTAGATCTGCTGCATCGATTTCCCAAGAAACAATTGGATCTTTCCATTTCCTTAACAACGCCTTTGCACTGCTAAAAAGACTATAAGCATCTGTAAAGCGTTTATCCGACCAAATATATTCAATGATTCCATTTTCAATAATGCTTGCTGCATCCTCTACATAAGGTTTCCCAGTTGGATTTACCTTAGTGATTTTTAGTTTGTTAACCCCGTCTCCCTGTCCCAATGGATAAATTCGATTAATCAATTGATTTGGATTTGATTTGATTCGAAACCCCTTCAAATTAAATCCTTCTTGTACTAAACAGGTTGGTTCAATTGGTGGCTTGATTAAATTCAATGTCCACGGATAGGAAGTAGTATCGTACGTCCACATATATTCTTCATCAAATGGTAAGGGTATTCCCCAAATAGCATCAACAAGTCCATTCACATTTTCCCAAGAATACTGGAAATATCTATTAAATTCGCATTTTCCTAATCGCCAATGTTTCGTATTTTGTAGACTTAATAGTGCGTTGATTGTATCTTTTGTACTTGTATTTGGTGAGATTTCCTTATAACCAAAAATCACACTATCTATCAACAAACAAAGTACATGCCTTAATTCATAGTTAATAGATTGTGTGGATTCAGATACGGTCGTCTCAGTTGGCATAATTCGATACAATCCAATATATTCACCATCGTTATCAATTATCTCTATATACTTTAATTGATCAACTTTATTTACTTTAGGATCATCAAGCGGTAATGAAAATTTTGCAGAACCAATTTTATTTGTTTGTTTTTCATAACTTACATTGAATGCATTTTCTAAATATGCTCCCACAGATCTATCAATATTCAGTAGTTTAAGCATCGCCTCACCTCCTACGAAAAAACATTAAAGTATTCTAAAGTAAGCGTAAAATTCATGCTCGTGCCTGATAAAGTAATTGGTTTTTGAGGAAATAATAAAAAAGTGTCCATATCGTATATTTTTTCTACCCCATTCACATATGCAACATACATTTCAGTATCAATTCGTAATGTCTGGTTATTAAACGTACCTACTTTTATTTTTTGATTGTTTGATTGAATAAGTACATCCACGCCACTGCCAACGATCGTTATAATCGGAAATGTTGCTTTTCCTTCTAAAAATGGATAAATCGTCATATTTCCAGTCACTATTCGCTGTACGGCATCTGTTCCTGTATTCCCTAATTTATAGGAAGATTGAAAATCAACTTTTTCAGAACCCCATGTCAGTTCATCCGCGGTTACATTTGAAAATCTTCTTGGGTCAGTTAATGTAAAGTATATTTGAATCTGAAGTGTATGTACCGTCACTTTTGATTCTCCTACCTCGTCTAATCGTGCAAAAAAATGTTTATCCGGTTCCCTTCGTAAGGAAATTTTAATTGTTCTTGGATATCCATTCTCATCGCATAAAAAGTCTATTAAAGAATCAAGCTTCATTTCTTTTTGATAATCATCTGTTTCTTGCAATAGCAACGTAAAACCAATTCTCTTATCACCAATTGATTCTCCAAAATTCCAGGATCCTTTCATGCCTGGTATAGAAACGGTATTTTTTTTAATTTCTCCAATTTTTTTCAATTGGGTACCATACGCCAGTAGAAACCCAAATTCTTCAAATGTGTGGGAATCATCTAAAATTGTTGTATTTCGAATCATCTTTTCACACTCCTATACCCGTTATCCCAACCTTTTTTATCTTTGTATTCTTCCTGTGCCTTTGCTGTAGCCTCTTGAGTAGCGTAAGCAAATTCTAAATCATTAATTTTTAATACAACTGCTCTATTTGCCAATGCCATAATAGCTGCGATCAATTCTGTTTGGTTATTTTCTTCAGCTACCGCCTGACGGATATACCCCATCAAATCAGATAATGGTGCTACTGCTTCTTTACCTGCTTCGCCACCTGCCATAAAACTATTGCCATTCATCCCAAAAATCGTAGGCTTTGTTAGGATGCCTCCATTTGCGAACCAATCTATACCTAAGCTTGGAATCTGTCCTTTTAGCGGATTAAATGAACCACTGATTTTAAAATGAGGTAATGGAATGTGAGGAATAGAAATTTCTGGGAATTTCAATCTAAAGTTAAATAGCCCTTTTATTCTATCGACAATTCCGCTTATTACTCCGATTGCGGTTTGAATAGGACTAATCATAGCCGATTTAATACCATTCCACACTGAACTTGTGGTAGATTTAATACCATTCCACACACCGCTAACAATGGATGAAATACTATTTGCAACACTAGAAACTGTTGATTTTGCATTATTAATAGCACTAGAGATTACTGAGGTGATTGCGTTCCAAATACTTGATGCTGTTGATTTAATACTATTCCAAATTCCTGAAATGAAGCTCATTGCACTATTCCATAGATTTTGAACAGTTGAAACACCACTTGAAACAAAGCTACTAATTGATGAAGTAATACTACTCCAGATTGCTGAAGCACTACTTGCTATACTGTTCCATAAATTACCAATCCAACTCGAAAATACCTGCCATACACCTTGAAGCCAATCAACTATTGCGCCCCAATTTTTAATAACCGCTATAATCCCAATAATCACACCAATCACCACAGCAATTATTGCAATTAGTGGCCCAGATATAACAGCAACTAAGGAACCTATAAAACCAACAACAGCCATGATAGCACTGCCTATTATAGGTGCTATTGTGACAATTGCTGCAATAAATGGTGCCAAAAGTGTAAATGATGTGACTAAAACACCTAAAACAACCGCAAGAGTTTTAACACCTTCTGGCATATTAGAGAATGTTTCACCAAGTAATTTTAAAATTGGAATTAAAGCATCTAAAATCGGTTGCAATCCTTCTGCAATGGTTGCGCCAATTTCTTGAAAAGATAATTTAGCAGTTTGTAAAGCCACATCTTGCTTGTCAATTGGATCAACCGTTGACTCAAACGTTTCTTTTACTTTCCCTTGTGCATCTTCCGCTGCATAGCCAAAATCACCAAGATTAATTGTTCCACGCTGTATAGCATCGACCATTCTTGTTGCGCCTTTAGTACCAAAAACCTCCGAGGCAATTGTTAATGCTTCAGTTTCGTTTTTTGCACCCAATATCGCATCTATTGTACCGTTTAAACCTTCTTGCAATGTTTTACCATCTTGCGCATACACTACGTTAGCTTTTGATAAACTGCTTAGTGCAGCAGAACCGTCAACTCCAGCTTGCTCAAACTGTCCGAGCATTTGTGCGCCTTCGTCAAACGAAAGACCCAAAGCTTTGATTTGTGGTGCACCATCCACCGCTTTACTCATTAAATCATCTACTGATACACCTGTTTGTTGGCTGACGTAAGTAAATGTATCAAGTACAGAGCCTAAATCATCATAGCTCAAGCCATAGGTTTCAATTGCGCTTTTTGCGTTATCAACACTTGATTTAACATCTGAATTATTGATATTTGCAAACTGCATTAATTGAGTACCATAATTAGTTAATTTATCGCCAGTAAATCCAAATTGTTGCGTTAACGAACCTAATGCTTGACCTAGATCAGCAGTACTTTCAATTGGCATGGATGTATATATTGCATCAAATGAAGCTTTAATAGCATCCGAATTTTGACCAGTAGTTACAGTGAAAGTGTCCATACCATCATCAATTTCACGAAAAGCATCCTGCGCAGCGCCAGCGAATTCTTTAATCTTTTCACCAGCTTCTGAAAGGATTTCCGTTGCTTGCATCATATTGCCAGCAGTAATTCCCGAACCAAGCTTACCCAGTTCTTCATCAGTAGAGTTTGATGTTACTTTTAATTCTTCTAAGTCAGTTTTGACATTATCAATTGAGCCGCCATCATCAACTTTGTCTAACGATTGTTTCATTTGGTTTAAATCGGTTTCAGCTCCAAGCGCTTCTTTACCGATTTTATTTAATGCAATTTCTAATTGATCACTCGTAGCAGTACCGTTTTTAATAGCGTTAACCATTCGAGTACCTAAAATATCGGAATAATCATCTAGACTTTTGCCTGTAGCCTCAAATAGTGTGTCTAAGCGTTTAGTATTCTGAGAAAGTTTATCTTGTTCAGATTGCAAACTACTTAATTGTGATTTATAGCCGTTTAAACTTTGTTCAGTAGATGCTAATTCACGTTGAAATGCTCGATATTGTTCTTCTCCGATGTTGCCAGATTTGAATTGCGCTTCTACCTGTGATTGTGCTGATTTAAGTTGATTTAGCTTATCAGAGGTATTTTCAATTGATTTTGTTAGTAATTCTTGCTTTTGGGCTAATCCAGTAGCATTACTTGGGTCAAATTTTAAAAGTTTATTGACATCTTTTAATTCACTGTTCAATTTAACGCTCGTGCTATTTACACCTTTTAACGCTTTGTCCAACCCACTTGCATTACCATCAATTTCAATCGTAATACCTTTTATATTTTTCCCGGCCAACATTTCCACTCCTTTCCTCAAAAAATAAAGGACCTAAGAATTTGATTCTAAGGTCCTAAAAATTATTAAAATCATCTTGAGTAGCTCGCCTACTTGATGAACTAGATTTAGTTTCATCTTGAATGTTATTATCAATCCATTCTTGAATGTAGTCTAAACATTGACCAATATTCATTTCTGATAAATCATCACTATTTAACCCAATTCTTCGACAAACATAAAAAAATGATTCTTCTGTAAATGGTTCATCGCTACCACTTGTATCATCTACTTTTTTTTTGATTGAATAGAGGATTGAAGCAAATCAGCGATTTGTGGGAAAACATCAGCGATTGGCATTGAATCAAATTCATCTAGCCACGTCAACGGATCAGGAATAGATGGGTCTGCCGTTTTGGCCAAAACCCAAATAAAATTATATAGTGGTTCAAAATCTAGATGATCTAAATCTTCATAACTAATATCATTTAAATCAAAGTTTCCATCTGTCGCTTTAGTTGTCATTAGCTTCGATAACTTTAACATTTCTGCAAAGTAATCTTTATTGAATTGAGCCTTGTATCTTAAAATTGTTGCTGCAGTGCTTTTTAGTCGAACTTGTTTTCCATCAATAATAATTGTCTTTTCCATTCAAAATACCTCATTTGTTTTATTCACCTGGAGTCGCAGATTTAACATACACTGATTTAAACCAGTCACCATATTTTGCAGATTCAGCAGTTGTAGTTTGAGTTTTTACTACCTTACGACCATCTAAAACAAGTTGTTTAGCCTTAAATGGCATCTCAACACCGCTGATATCTTTGCCTGTCTTCGACCCTACTTTTGCACGACTTCCATTGCAGTAATACAACAAGTGTCTAGTCTTTGTTACATCGCCGTCGAATTGAAAAAGCAAAGCAAATGGGCTGAACTTTGCATCCGAAAGTTCAGTGATTGTTCCATCGGCTTCATCTAGTACTTCCCCTAGGATATCCGTTCTAAATGAATAAGGCATGTTTGCAATTGTCAAAGTACCATCGTAACCGTTATTTTCATCTTCAGCAAAATACTGACTATCGTTATCAGCAGCAAATTCTACTGAGTTCGTTGATGGTTCAAGAGCCAATTCCACAGATCCTTTTAATGCAACCGGTATTCCATAAGTAGGCACACCATCAGCCCCAAAGGTTAATTTTGCATAATGAGCATTTTCTAAGCCATAAATAACTTTATTTTCTTTAAGTACCATGTTTGTATTCTCCTTTTTTTAAATTGTGATTTCATAAGCTACTTCGTACATATCTTCGGTATCTAGATACGTCTCATAATTATCATATTCAATGTGATTGCTATCTAGAATAGATTCGATTTTTTCTTCTAATTCAATGTCTTTTTCTTCTGAATACAATTCAATCGTAACGTTTTGAACTTTTGCATAATTATAATTGTCAGCTTTTAGACTGCCTTCATTGCTATCTACATAAAATAAAATATAGGGCAAAGCTGGCGCCTCACCGACTTTAAACGCACGATATTTCACAGGTATTTCTATAATATCCAGTAAAATTCTTAGTTCAGCTAGTGTCATTTAACAATCCTCACTACTTTCTGCTCAATTTTATCAATAGCACTTTTTTCAACTATTCCTATATGAGGTTGAGCTTTCGTTCTTCCGCCAGTACGTTTAGCATGCCCTTTTTCTAGCAAATGAGTCAAACGGTAATTTGTTGCATTGTGTAAAATGTATCCCTTTCCGTAAACCGAATTTACTTTCTTAATTCGCCAGCCTTTTGCGTAATCTCCTCTATTACCCACAGGACTACTTGCTTTTAATTGTTCTAAAGCTTCTTGAGCAACCTCTTCTTTGGCAATTTCCAACTCTTCTTGGACTTCGTTCGTGTACTCTGATAAGGCAGTAATAATCTGGTTAGCTAAGTCCATCAACTCAACCCCTTCTTAGATTTGAGCTTTAACTCAATTTCTTCATTAGAAATTTTGTAAGTATTAACAATCTGATAAGTAATACCAGCAATTTTTACAAGTTGCTGATTGTTATATTCAAAAGGATGAATAACAATAATCTTAGAAATTTCGATATTTGACTGGCCAGCAAGTAATAATTCACCTCTTGAAATAGGTTTTTCATATCCTAAAATATCTATTTCCTTGTACTTAGGCACTTTATCACCAATTTTATTGGTCACATATCCATCTTCTTGTAACAAACTAAGTTCTAAATCCCAGTTATTCATCGCTGCCACCACCATATTTGATTATCAGATTACGCAAACGATATTCAAGATTACGCGGCATAGCACCAGCGCCTTTATTTTCATAGCGAAAAACAGATAAATCTACTACAAACATCAAATGCGCTGTATTTTCTTCATCTAGCTTTATTCCTTTTTCATCAATTAGTTCATTTCGGACACCGGCAATAATTTTTTTTAACAGCTCATCACGAACTGCAGATTTATATCCTAAAGAAGCTTTAACTAATTCCAATGCAGATGCTTCAAACTCAGACATCTTCATTCACTTCCTCAATTAAAGGCTGCCCTCGTAAATTCTCAGTAGATAATAATTCATCAATTCTAGCTTTTTTAATACGTCCTTTTACAGGATATACATCGCCTTTACGATAAATATGTTTCGTTTCTTTATCAGTAAAATCAATCAAAACGTTATACGCCATCGATACTCTCCTTTCAATCAAAATAAAAAGAAGGGATTAACTCCCCTCTCTTATCCTTCTGCAGGTGCTGCAGTATAGGTGACATAGTAGCCTGCCTCTGCATCGGTTTTCTTGACATCATAGCGAAGCACACCAGCTAATAATTTACCGTAAATTTCATTTGTTACCCATTGAACAGATACTTTTTTCCGGTCAAAGAATGCCGTGTGAGCTTTCGCATCTCCAACGAAACCAACTAGATTTCCTGCTGTTGTTCCAATCACATCATCATCTAATACAACTAATTCTTTCCCTAACAACACTTTACCACTAGCAGTTGTAATCGAATCTTGTAATAAGTAACGACCATTTTTATCTTTCAATTTATCAAGCTCCGAATAAAGTGAAGAAGAGATATAAAACTTCACATCATAAACTTTTTTAATCTCTTTATTTACCAAATCTTTCAATCCATCCACGCCAACAACCGCTTTAGTTTTTGCGGTTTTTAATACAGCAGCAATATCCTCATTTGCGGTGCTACGTCCTTGATCGTCAATTTCATCTACAATCAATCCCGTCACATCATAATCTGCATCATCAATTACTTCTTCAGATACTGGAATATAACCGCGACGTGTTTCAATTGAGTAATCAATTTCTACAATAGTTGGTTTTGCAAGTTCTGGATTTTCTGCTAATTCAGAAACTGTATGCATTTTGCTACCTGATTTCGTAATAACTGGAAACTTGCCAGAACCACTATTCACAGGAATCACTTTCACGTAATTTCTTAAATCCACTACATCTTCTGGTGTAATTTGAGCTGCCAATAATTCTTCTGGAATTAGCGCACCACCTTCGATTGAAGTAAAGCCATCCCGTTTTTCACCACGAGAGTGAACAAAAGAATTAATCCCAGAACGTAATTCTTCGATTTTTTCAGCACCTTCATGTGTTTTTACAATCTTTCTTTTCATTGAGCGTTTGCTCCTTTCTTCCTCATCTTTTTTAGCAGTATCATCTTCATTAATTGCAGCTAATTCGGACTCTAATTCAGCTTTTTCATCTTCTAAATCTTTAATCTCAGTATCTAAATCGGCGATTTCTTTTTCCAGTTCATCTGCTGATTTCTCAACTTCTTCAATATCTTCTGGTTTTTCAGCTTCGCTTAATGCTGTTTCTAATTCACCTTCACGTGTTTCTAAAGCTGAACGTTTTTCAAGCAATTCTTTTAATCTGTTTGATCGTTCATTAATTTTTCTTCCCAAAATAAGTTGTTTTAATGCCATTTAATTTATCCTCCATTTTGTTTTTTTGGGCTTGAAATGCCCTTTGCTGTGCATCTTTAATCTGTTTGCTGCGAGCTTCAACTGCGGTATCTTGATAAGCAGGAAAGGTTACTACAGATACTTCATACAATTTGATGGATTTGATAATAAATTTGACCGTACCATCTGTATTTTGAATCATTTCTTCGTTCAAGATTTCAAAGCCAAACGAGCATTGATCGACATCACCGCGCATAACACGTGAGTATAAGTTCATTGCTTCCTGATCTTGCTCGTTAACTCGTATTTCACCATACAACCCTTTTGAATCTACTGACAAACTCAAGGTAGATGCCTTTGTACGACCTAACACTTTAGAAGTATCATGATCAACAAGTGCCTTTACATCGCTAAAATCAATAGCTTGCAATGCTTCAGATGCTACTTCTTCAAAAATGCCATCGTACAATTCTGTTTCAGAATTACAGACAATAAAATAACCACTGATTATTTTTTCAGTGGTTTCTTCTTTAATATCCAATTGTCCGATATCCCTCACCTGAAAGGAAGTTCTTGTTTTCATCACTCCTCACCTCCCTTCGATTGATTTTGAACTAGTTTCATTTGATTTTGAATATCCTTCTGCTGCAAATAATTCTCCAACACCAATAGATCATCCATTTCTTCATCTGGTGGCATGCCTACCCAGTTACGAAGTTCATTTCGCCTCAACGAGTTAACACTCACCATTTGCACACCTGCAGTTACTAAATCGTTTAGAGAATAATTGTACAGACTTCTTGGATTGAAATTAAAGTACATAGTTGGATCAATTATCAACTGATTTAATGTTTGTTGAATTGACTGAGCAAACGATAAAATTTTCGTATTAACAAAATTGTTGTACTCGTCTTTACTGTAAGTACCAACACCTAATAAAAAAGGTGGAACGCCTAGCAATGAAGCAACCGTCTTTTTATCAATTTCTACAGCTTCGTTAATCGCCAAGTCTTGAAGCGTCAGAGGTTTCAATGTCTGCACATTAATCATACCTTCAGGAATAATCCAGGGCGCACCAGCTTTCTTCCGCTTCAAGTATCTTTTTTCAATCTCTTCTTTTTTGCCCTCGTCTTCAATGTCAGAATCCGTATCCATCGAAACAACAACGCTCGGCATATACTCGCTACTCATAAATGCTTTTTTCGTAACGTACGATTGCTTGAGGTTGCTAACCAAATCTTTCAATGCAATCTTATAGCTACTACCAATAAATGGTTGATTAGGATTGGGATTAATCACAAAATGCAATAAAGTTTGTGGATCATATTCTTGCGCCCCAATGTTAATTGAATAATCATCATCGCTAATATTGAAAGATACATTGCTTGGCGGAATTGGCTGTAATTCTGATAATTTAAACCCATCGAATATCGGCTTAACTACCGCATTTCCACCACCTTCAAGTAATAACACTCTCGTGATCCACGCTATGAAATTCTTACGTGTCATATATCGATTAGGGCTAATATCGACTACCCTAGACAACTCATTAATGACACGCTTATCTCCTTTTTCGGAATTCTGCATGAGTTGAATCGTCATACTAGAAACCATGTCTGCAATACGTTCAACTGCCATACGTACTTCTGGATTATCGGAAAGTCTTACATAATTCTCAGAAATTAATTCTTTGAAACTATCAGGTGTTGTTATTGCAACTGACGTTTTTATTGGTTCAGATCGTGTACTTACCTTTTTTCTAAAGTTGAATGCCATTATAATTATCACCACCTTTCACCTTAAATTCTAAATTCCCCAATTTTCCCTAACTTGTTTATCTTCTCCGCCTTCAAGACTAGCGACACACGCGAATACACTTGCATCGAATAAATCTATCCGTTGGTTAGGAAGTACTTTCTCAAATTGAATCATGTCATCTGTCTTTTCGATTGCCTTAACATTGGAAACGCAATACTCATATGCTCTACTGTGCAGATAATAAATTTCAGCATTCTTTGCTTTCACTTCAATATGACGGAAACCTTCTGATTTGCGATAAAACAACTGAGGTGCATCTCGCATTTTGAACTTGGCTTTTTTCATCTTCAAGAAAAATTCACGACCAAATTTTTTATCAAAATGTACTTCTTTTATTCTGAAACCTAACTTACGCATTGCAATAAACCATTTAACAATATCATCAAATAGAACTGTTGGAGTATTACTTAGCGTTGCCCAACCTTCCTCTGACCATTCAAATAACGGAATATTGTCAACTTCTGCTTTTTCAATCGCTTGTGCTCGAGGGAAAAAAGCATGAGTTACTGCAATATCAATATCTTTAATAATTTCGTTGCCCTCTGAATCTTTGTATTTATGATTTTTTAAAGTGCCATATAATGCTCCTGCAGTTAAATCATGCAGCTTCGATAAGTCGGCACCACCGAACCAAACAACAGGTAATTTAGTTAGCTCTTCTAACGTCCAATTAAATTGACTATCAGAGTATTTGAACTCATCAATATCAAAATAAGCATTCTCAGCCGTTGTAAAAATATTCAAAGTCTTATTTAGAAACTCAGATTTTAATTGAGGTTCTAGCATTGCCTGCTCCGCATCGCTGACAAGTTCAGCGAGCGTAGTTGTTTCGTTTAATGAAGGCGTGACTGATTCTAACACTTGTGGATCGTCCATCGTAGTAATTTCATGAGTGACAGGATTTAAGATGTTTCCTTTTTTATTCTGTTCTACCATGCAAAGATAGATAAAATAATGATCATAAGCATCGCTGGTTATTTGACCATCCAAAACTTTTTTTAATGTATCGATTCTTTGCGCTAAAAATCCATTTGGCACATCACCTGCTGTTGAAATCCCGATTAACAGTTTATTACGATATGCCTTCATCGCATTTTTCATTAATGTGTATTTTTTTGCTCCTGCTTTTTTCCAGGAGTGTATTTCATCGAGGATCAAACAATTACAGTTGAATGAATCTAATTTATCCTCTTGGTTTGCTTTTGCAATCACTTCAACTGATCCATCGCCAGTATTTGCTAAAATCGAATGTTCTTGATTGTTATCCCGTATTCTAATTTTTGGTAGATCCTTTTTTAAAAAATCCACATTGTATGTTAAAAAGTCGAAAGCTTGTTTTGTCTGATCTATCGAATTCGCTAATATATAGACCTTACTACCTGATTTTCTATCCAGAATAGATTTTGCCCAAGCTAACGAGCTGGCAAATGCTGTTTTTCCTTGTTTTCGAGGTAAAAAAATAAGCGATTCGTTAAAACGCCTAATGTTAGTTCCTTTATTAAAAAATCCAAATAAATTTACGATAATAAATTTTTCCCAAAGTAACAGTTTTAATGGTGCCCCGTTTAAATCATTACCTTGTAGGTCTTGGCCTTGTTTATGTTTGATTGTTCCTTCAATTAATCCAATAATAAAATCAAATTCATCTTGCTTAAAATCCCACTTATCATTTTCTAAGTCATCTAAAAAACGTTGAGCTGCCTGAACTCGTTCGATGTTGACTAAAATTTTGCCACTAACTATGTCACGAGCATATTTTCTTACTTTTTTAAAGTTAGGGCTAGTTATCTTCATCTAACCAGACCCGTGCTGGGAGAGGAATTTAGCAAACGTTGATTGTTCCGGAGACTCTTTTGATGTGCTCGCGATATTTGATTTAGGATTAAGCAGTAACTTATCTGAATACACACCAATATCTTTCCTGAGTGCTTCCAAGGATGCGAGAATCGGGCTTTTTTTACCATCTGATTTTTCGGTTTCAATCATTACTTGGTAACCAGACTCTTCAAACTCATTTGTTAAATAATTATACTGGTGCATCATGTCGACAAATACGTCAATCAGTTGTGTATATTGGACTTTGTAGACTCCTAGTTCTTTCATTCGTTTAATTGTTCGCCTTTTTATCGAATCCTTTGATGGTAAATTTTTGCTCAAATTCTCACTTCCTTTCTTGGTGGAAAAAATATTTCTGAAAATCCCGTAAATTTGGAAATAGCCAACTTGCCCGTTCCTTTTTTATTTTTGAAATTTATTTTTTTGAGTGGGGGGATACAATTCTTCAAACTTACTCTTTCGTTTTTCTTGCCATTCCATTCCTAAACGTGTAGGTTCATTAGTTACTCTATTGTGCATCTTGTTATGACAATCATTGCACAAGCTAATGAGATTCCAACCAGTCAATGATAGCTCCGGATAGTCCTCGTAGAAATAAATGTGGTGTACTATATTAGCTGCTCTTGTTTTAAAGTATCGTTTGCAATTGCAGCATTCATACTTATCTCTACGCAAAATATTCTTTCGTTTTTGTTCCCAACGCTTTGATTTATAAAACACACTCACCGATAGTTTCCCCTTTTTCTTCCCACTCAAACAACACGTATAAATTTACGTGTTATCGTTGACACGTATTTAAATACGTGCTAAAATATAAATATAGAAAGGAGATAGATAGATGAAAGCCAAGGAAATAATTAAGCTACTTGAGAATGACGGCTGGGTTTTCAAAAATCAAAAAGGAAGTCATAAGCACTTCATTCATCCGAAGAGGAAAAAGAAAGTCACAGTTCCAGACCACGGAAGTAAGGACATTCCGGTAGGTACTGCGAATAACATTCTAAAAGATGCGGGTCTTAAATGACCCGCTCCCTCCTTGGGCTATCTATCTCTTAATAAACGAAAGGGTGAATTACAATGTTGTATTACGCAATCTTCGAAGTTGATAATGATGGTACAGTTAATGTCTCATTTCCAGACTTACAAGGTGCCTATACATTTGGCAGCGATATGCATGAAGCTTTAGAAATGGCTAAAGAACTTTCAGCTGGTTGGTTAATCAATGCTGAAGATGATGGAGAACAACTGCCAGTAGCTTCCGACTTCAAAAAAATTAAAGTGCCAGACGGTGCTCTGTTAATTCCAATTGAAGTTGACTTGAATTTCTACCGCCAAAAATTCGATAGTACACCAGTTAAAAAAACTTTGACTATCCCAACATATCTGAACGATCTTGGAAATAAAGCTGGTATAAACTTTTCATTAACATTAACTGAAGCACTCAAAGAAAAATTAGGAGTCTAGCATTGAAAGGTTGTGAAAATAATGAATAATGAAACTGAAATTTTTGAAGACAACATGAATAAAGCAGTAAGTAGCCTTGTAAATATCATAGTGAATAATACAGCGTATTGCACAATTTCAAACTTTTCTTCGGAAGGTCTATCTGCCACTAATGTTGTAAAAATCAAAGTCCCACACGAGTTAATAAAGAAAGATCAGGATTCAAATTCGAATTACGCTCTCCTCGTCTATGATATACTATCTACCCCAGAAAATTTATCTAGAAAAGATTACTTTAATTGGGTCTACGAAAAACACCCAAACTTTAAAAAATTGGTTGATTCTAACGTTTCTGACAAAAATTTAGTTGGGAATGATTGTGTTTTAGTTGACATCACAAGAACTGATACTGATATAATCGTTTCAGTTCAATATGGAAACTGACTATACACTAAAAGAGGCTGACCCAAAAGTCTCTTGAATAGATTAAAAGGAAGAAAATCTTTTTTC